GGCAGATTTAGTCATATCGACTTCTACGAAAACAGCACGGTTGACGCGATCATTTCGACCAACGTAATTGACAACAATTTTGCTGGTGCCGCCATTGATTCCGGCGCACATCTGACTGGTTGTTTCACCAGCATCAAACTCCAAAACGGCGCCTGTATCGCCTACAAAATCTGATGGCTCTCGCTACCTCACTACGCAAAACGGCCAGCAAGCTGATGCTGAAATTTGGGGGCGAGGTATCGTTCCGTCGCATCACAACAGCGGCTTACAACCCAACAACCGGAACAGCTGCGCCGACTGCATCTACAACCACCGTCCGTGGTGTTCTGGAGAATGTGACCGAACGTGAGATCAACGATCTAATCAAGAGCACCGACAAAAAGCTGACTGTTGCAGCGGCCGATCTTGCCTACGAACCTGCAGTTTCGGATCAGGTGACTATTGCCAGCCGGATTATGCAAGTGGTCGAGGTGCGCAAAATCGAGCAGGACAATACGCCTATTGTGTTTGAAGTATTCCTGAGGGAGTGACATGGCACGCACTATCAGGATTGAAGATATTGGTGACTACGCAGAAAATCAATTCAACAAGTTGATTACGGCTGCTGTTCTTGAAACGGATGGGCGCTTAAAGCTTCGCAGCCCAGTTGATACAGGTCGGTTTCGCGCTAGCTGGGCGATAGGACAAAACGCCGCGCCATCAGAAGGCAAAGACCCTGGGGAATATCGGCAGTCACTGCCGCCAACAGCTGTTAATTATCAGCTTGGAAATGAAAAAGTCGGCAACGTCTACAGCGTGCACAACAATCTGATCTACGCTGAACGGCTTGCTATTAACGGCAGTAGAAAATCTGGTGTGCCGGGCGGGTGGGTTGATTCCATCGCCAAGGACATTCAAACTTATGTCAACGCCGAAGCGGACCGCATTGGTCGATCATCGTGAGCCTTAACACTATCCGCTCAGCAATCGAAAACCGCATTGCTACCGAGTTCGCGGCATCACCGGCGCTGCAAGTCGCTTATCAAAACGTTCCTTTTACGCCGCCCAATAACGCAAGTTGGGTTCAGGCCAGCATCCTTTGGGGCGATTCGGCTTATTTGACAATCCTTACGTCTGCTACTCGCGGAACTGATGGAGGCTACGACCGCCGCAACGGTACGCTGATTTTCAACATTTTCTGCCCGCGCGGGCAGGGGCCAGGTGCAACGCTGACAATCGCCCAGCGCTGCATTGATTTGTTTTCACGTTTGCAGCTGCAAAATATAAAATTTGACGCCGCAAATGGTCCGCGTACCATTGAACCGCCGTCGCCGGAAGGCTTTTACCAAGCCCAGGTGACCATAAGTTTTGAGGCTTTTGAGCAAAGCTAGAATTCTTTCAGCCACTTACCGTTCACAACATGGCTACCGTTCTGTCCGGTACGTCCGGCGCCCTCTACTACAAACCCGCAGGCACCCAAGCAACCTTTGGCGAGTCTGCCGTTGATGTTGCTGATGATGAAATCACAGTTGCCACCTTTTTGAATTTCAAGGTTGGCGATCCTGTTGTTTTCAGCGTAATCAACGTTGAAACTGGCGCAAGTGGCACTGGCACACTGCCTGCCGGTATCACAGCTGGCACCACTTATTACGTCATCGGTTACACCGCTTCAACTGGTGTACTGCAGGTTTCCGCCACGGCTGGCGGTTCAACCATTGCCATCACTGACGATGGTACGGCAGTATCGCCTAACGCATTCCAGGTTGAATACGCAGACTATGCCGCTGTGGGCGATGTGCGTGAGTGGTCCTTTGAAATCACTCGTGAGGAGATTGACGTTACGACCATCGGTCAAACCCTTGGCCAGTACGCTCCCTTCCGTCGTTACATCACCGGTTTTGCTGACGGCAGCGGCTCTGCCATGGTTTACCTCAGTGATGACGACAGCACGCTCGGTAACCGCATGGTTCAGGACGTGATTCAGCGCCAACAATCGGGTGCCAGCTTCAAGCTCTACATTGATCGCGTCCTCAGTGGCGGCAGTATCAGTGCTGCGCTGAGCCGTAGCATTGAGTTTGACGCAGTGCTTACCTCTGCCAGCCTGACCGTCAACCCTGACGACGCTCAAATGGTAGAGATCGCCTTCCGTCCATCTGCTGCACCTACCTTCGACTTCAGCAAGAGCTGATACTGAAGACGGAAATTACCAAGCCCTTGGGTTGCACCGAGGGCCTTTTTTATGCTTAAAGTAGAGCGCAAGTCAATCATTCTTATGCCTGCTCAGTCGATGCGTGCGCTTGATCGCCTCAAAAAAGCAGCAAATTTGACGCCAAGCAAAAAGACCGCGAAATTATCGGACGGCACGGAGTTTGAGTTTTACTGCACGCCGCTGACCATGGCAGAGCGTGAGCGTGCACAAAAGACTGCTGGCAGCGATGATGCCACGGCTTTTGCTTTGCAGCTGCTGATCCAAAAAGCAAAGGATGAGAACGGCGAACCACTGTTTCGTGCAGGCGAAATCGCTGAACTCAAGAACGAGGTTCGGGATGTTGACCTGCAAAATCTGATGCTTGCAGTGCTCACCAACACCGAAGAAGCTAAAGAGGAAGACGCAAAAAACTAATCAGCCAGGTCAAGCGCGACCCAGAACTAAGGTTTTTGGCGCGTCTGGCAAGAGATCTAGGGTACACCCTGCGCGAGCTTATGGAACGGTTGACGCAGGAAGAACTAATGATATGGTTTGCCATTTATTCGGTAGAAGCAGAAGAGCATGAAGCAGCGATGAAAAAGGCACGGCGGCGATAGACTGATTATCAGAGCTGAACGATGCTGCTGTGTCTGTCGTTGCCAACGTTGCCATTAACGTTGATGCCGGGAACGCGGTTCAGCAGCTTAATCGTGTAGACGCGGCCGCAAAGGGTACACAGAAAGGTTTTGACGCTGCAGGATTGGGCGCTAAGGGCTTTGGCGCAGCTTTACAGGCGTCACTTGGTCCGTTAATTGCGTTTACAACGGCAGCCGAAACAGTAAGGAAAAGTCTTGAGACTGCGTTTGCCCGTGGAGCGGCTGAGCAGCGATTAAAAAATCTGACCGGCTCCACAAAGGAATTTGAAACAGCTACAGCACTTGCCGCCAATGCGGCTGATCAGTTTGGGTTGACGCAAACTCAAGCGACCGAGGCATTCGCTGATGCGTACGGCAGATTGAGCGGTCTTGGGTATGGACTCAAAGAAGTCAACGATATTTATTCTGGCTTCAATGTTGTTGCCAAACAGGCTGGTGTTTCTTCTGAAGATGCAGCTGGGTCATTCCTGCAGTTGTCGCAGGCAATGGGCAAAGGTGTTTTGAATGGCGATGAACTGGCAATCATCTTGGAAAGAATGCCTCAACTTGGCACTTTGCTTGCCAAGGAAATGGGTGTAGGCGCAGGGTCGATCAAGCAGCTTGGCTCAGAAGGGAAAATAACCGGGGATGTTATTTACAGGGCACTTGAACAAGCGTCAAGCAGTGCTGGCGAACTTGGCAGCAACCTAAATGCTCAGCAGAAAACCTTTGCAGAATTAAGCCAAGTTGCGGATCAGCTCTTTAACTCGCTTGGAGAGGCGTTAGGGCCGGTCGTTATTGCCGGAGCCCAGCTATTAGCGAAGGCGGGAGAAATACTAAGTGATAGATGGAATTACGTCGCGAATGTTTTATTCCCGCAAGTCGTAAAAGCAATTGAGCCACTAAGGGCGGCGATTGCTAGTGCCGTCGAAGGTATTGACTTTAGTGTGATTACCACTGTAATCCAGAACGTTCTTATTAAGGGTTTCCAAGCGGCGGTTGGGATTATTGGAAACTTTTCAAAAGTGCTTGCGTTTGTGATTACCAAGTTCAAAGAGTTATCGAATAATCCGGTATTTAAGTTTATTGCCGATCAAGTTGGCAGGCTGCTTAACAGTCTTGGTCTAACAACAAATCATGTTGTTGAATACAAAAAAGAACAGGAAGGCGCTGCGCAGGCAACAGCTAAAAACGTAAAAGAATTTAGCAAATTACCACCACAGGCGGTTGACTTAAAGGCAAAGCAAGCTGCCGTAAAAGCTGAACTAAGCGCGCAGTTGGCAGTGCTTGCCCAGCAAAAGCAAATCAATGAGCAAAATAATCAGCTTATCGACTCACGCCGCAATCTGTTGTCTGGCTTAAACCAAATAGATCAACAACGATTTTCGACTCAATTAAAATATGCGCTTTCGTTTGAGCAAGAGCTAGGTGTTCTCAATCAAATTCAAAAAGCCAAACTGCAGGCGAACAAACTCGATGAAGAAAGCGCAAACATTCAAGCGCAAAGAAACATTGATAATGCTTACATTGCCGCAGAAGAGGCAAAGCTAAAAGCCCAGGCGGCTGCAGCCGATTTAAAGGCTCTTGATGTAAATGCCGAAAACTACAATCTCAAGAAACTTGAACTAGAAACCATTATCAATGGTGCTGCCATCGCCGAACGTGGGATTGGCGTTGCCTATGAGGTGGCACAAAATACACGTGAAGCGGCTGCCGCGAAGAGAGAGCAGGCTGATGCTGCCGCAAGGCAAGAGATAAGCGAACAGCGTGTGGCGGCTTTTGCTGCGGAGGCAGCTCGCCAAAGCGAAGCGTTTAATCGTTCGGCGCAGGAGGCGTCAAACTATTTAAGCAATACGGTCAAACAGGTCGACGCAATAGCCCAGTCGCAAATAACTATAAACAACGCCCAAATTCAAAGTCTTACAAACAACTTAAAGACAGCAGAAACAGATGGCGAGCGTGTTCGCATTTTAAGCAAAATTCGTAATCTTGAAGTTGCAAATGCTGGATTTACGCTACTAGCAACACGCGCTCAAATCACTGCGGAAGTAGAACGTCAGCGCATCGCCATGGATGTGGCCGAAGTCAAATACAAAGAACTTCAAGCCGTAGTGCAATTAGCGGCCGCACAAAAAGTACTTACCAAAAATCATATAGAAGCGCTTGCTGCGCAAAGGTCTGCATTGAATATTGCACAAGATAATTACGCCACATCAATTCAGGTTGCTAATGAGCAATGGCGTGCTGCTGACGCAACGTATAACGCAGCTGTAAACGCAGCAAACCTCAAAGCAAATATGGAAGGTACTGCCGCCGCTGCTGGCGCAGTCGCTGGAGCCATGGACCGCGTAGCCTCCGCATCAGTCGGGGGTGGAGCTAGTGTTGGAGGAGTGGATTTCGGTGAAGCAGGACAAAACGCTTGGTTTATGAAAAACTTTTACGAGGCGACACAAGAACTAAACAAGCGTAGTCGCGAATTCACCCCTGCCTCCTTTACCAATGCCTATAACGCAATCGTCAACGACTATTTAGCACTTGCAGAAGGTTACAACCAGCGTAAAGCCCAAGAGCGTTTTGCTTCTGCACGAGAAGAATTTACAGGGGGAAGTACGGAACGGCAGTCTGCTATGCGGTCTTTTGGGCAAAGCACTTCATCAACCGCTGCTGGTGCAGGCGTCAGCCCTCAAGTCAACATCACCACCGGCCCGGTTATGCAAATGGACGGCACCAACTACGTCACCCAGCGTGATCTCGTGTCAGCCACTGGCACAGCCGCTAGACAGGGTGCGAAGATGGCTCTGGACATGCTGCAGAACAACCCAGCTTCCCGCCGTAGCACTGGTGTGACGCGATGACGACCTACACACCCCAGTTCTACCTCCAGATCGACAACATCACTTCTGGCAGCCCTGTTCTTGTAGCCCGCTACCAAAACTTCGCCGTCGACCAAAACGTTACCTACACCGGAAACAGCTACAGCTACGCACCATTTGACGTTTCCGACATGGTGCAGCAACGCTCTGCCGGCAAACTATCCGTAACCCTCACCTTCCCTGGAACACCCACGTTCGTCGACCTGCTGACAGCCGCTGTTGTCACCTACAGGTACAAATTTTCGCTGGTCTTTACTGCAGCTGAAATTTTGCCGTCCATCTTTACCACTGTTGTGGGTATTGCCGAAACGGGATCTAGCGATTTTTCTGGTGTCAGTATTGTGATCTCGGACGGCATCGACACCACCGAAGCCCAGATCCCACGCCGCAAAGTTACTTACGACATGGTGGCCTTCGACTAATGCCACGTATCTACCGCCAAGCGGCGACTAACGCCAACACCCTTGCCCTCCGCAAGGACGAACAGGGCAACCTTGTCCGCCGCCCAACACTGGAACTATCCACTCCGCTTAAGCCAGCGGAAGTAGGGCAAACTATCCCCATTGTTTTCTGCAAACGTGTCAGCGGTGTAGGAGGCGCCTGGATCACCCCACCACTGGTACGCACCGGACTACAAAACTTAAACGAAAACGCCATATTTAGTCACGCTTTTCTACTGAGCGATGGTCAAATTACAGCGCCAGTTGCGGACTTTGATACCGATATTCTTATTGGCTATTACCCCTGGGGCGGTTATCCGGGTTTAGGCGATTTTATTACGAACCGCTTTCAAGAAGTTACATACGGATCGCTTCCTACAACTAATAATGTATACACGTATAACCTTACTCAGTATTACGATCTAGAAACAAATACATACTACACAACGCCTGTAGCAGCTGGAGGTAACGCTTATTACCACAACGTAAGCGCGCCGATTACTGAAACAGGCACAGGTACAGTAACAATCTCATCAAGCTCTCCTTTTTGCACGAGGCTTTCTTGGTTCACAACAATTTTCGGGGGCAATGAATTTACTGTTCAGTACAACAACAACAACTCATTTACTGGGACTACAATACGCACACAAGGAAGCATATCTACTGTTACGTGGGATTACGAGTTCTCCGATGATACTGGCGTGTTAAGTTCAGGAAGTAGCTCCATCGGTGCAACTCGCCTTCGTAGCACTAGCGTACTTTTAACTACACTTAAAGTTACGCTTACCAACCCAGAGTACGTCCCCTTAGAGTACACTGATAACTTTCTTCCTAACACAACGTACGATAACTTTAATGTTATTGATCAACAAGTCTTTCGTGTAAACGAAACAATACGCAAGCCCTTTATTATCCCTGACCCCCTAAACCTTTCGCTTGTCTACCGAGAAACAAC